GTCCTCCATACACTATTGTACGATATTTATGCTCTGTTAGTTCGCGATCGTGCTTAGCTTGGTCGCAATACTGTCTGAATTGTGCGTCGAACTCTGCGGCTTTGCCTTGATTGAACGTTTCGGCGTCCTGCTTCATATGAGCAAGAGCCTTCATCCACAACAACAGGTGCCTGTGGTGCATGTCGTCTATCTCTAACGTAGAGGCTTCGTCCACGATGTCGGTGAGCGGGAGGCGGTTAATCACGAGGTTGAGCACGCCATCGGCGGCTGGAATCTGAATGAGGCGGAGCTTGTGCGGCTCCATACCGGACACTACGGCACGAACTGGGCCGGGCATGTTGTCCATACCTAGCATGGACACATTACCGTAGTCCGTCTTCTGCATCTGCGCTGCTAAGTCCTCATAGTTGAGAATCTGGCAGCGCAGGTTGTCAGCTGTGTTCTCCGCCGACTTAAGGCGGAGAATCTTCGGGCTCGTGCTGATGAACTTCTGGCCAGCAGTGTAGTTCAGTACCGTAATCGACGACGTAGCGTCTGCCAAGCCGCCAGTAAGGCGGCAAAACATCTTTTGCGCATCGTCCAGGAACGCATAGACTTCCAAGTCACTCCATAAGTATGGAGCGCCTTCGTCGCCTACTTCGGCCCGGAACAGAGCGATTACGGTAGAAACGTCCATTATTGGCCTTTAGAGTCGTTGTACTTCTGCCAAGCGTTGGCAACCTCCTTACCAGCTACCTTGAACCCAACCAGCGCAGTAACGGCGTTGAAGTGTGGGTGTCCAGCGGCTGTGAAGGTTTCACGCTCGTTACGATCGATAAGACCCTGGAACGTGGCGATAATAGCCCCTTCACGCTCTTCGATAGTCATCGGTAAGACCTCTGCCACCGCGTCTTCGAGTACGTCAGGGGCTGTGCCGTCCTCGGGTACTGCACCGATGCCAATGGCGTCTTGGTACACCGAGGGTGGTACGTGGGTGGGTCGGTCTTTTTTAAAGCCGATTACGTGACCTTTAGTAGTGACGAGGATGTAATCGCGATTAAGTGTGAGTAGTGGTCGTTTCATGTTAGCTCCGTGATGTTAAAAAGAAGGGCACCGTAGTGCCCTTCACAGTGTACCAGATAGTACTATTAGGTAATTTGCGTTTCGTTTTGGCGATTCTTGATAATGTACGAGACACGTACGCGCACTTTACCGGTCGTTGCGTCGCCGTTGGCGTTGGCCAGAGTGATGCGGCCATCCAGACCGCTGGAGTTCATGAACCCCGTTGGTACCAGGGCAGTACGCGCTGCGGTCTTGATAGTCGTAGCACCGAGGTAGCGCGTTGCTGAGCCGGAGTCGCCGACCGAAATGGTCGCCGTGCCGGTATCGTTTGACGCCACGTCTACGGTAATGTCACCACCGATAACTTGGGAGTTCACGGGGAGTGCGATAGCGTCAAAGACACCAGCGGTTGCTTTGAACGTCTGAGCTGCGCCACCAGCAACGGAGACCATTACGTCTCCGTTGGCGATATCGAATTCAAACAAAGCCTCGAGTGGGTACTGTAGTGCGCGGTTTTTGATTAGGGTAGCCATTCTGGTTCCTCCTTATTGTGCCACGTAGACAGACATTACGCCAAAATCTTGCGTAGTGCCGCCAGCGTAGATGCTGTTGAACTTCGGTTTAAGGAAGCCGAAAATCTTGCCCATCGAGATGCCTTGCTGGTTCTCGTAGTCGAAGCCCTTCTCATTCCACTCAGGAGCACCGATATCTGCCATGCCGAGAGCTTGCGCACCAGCGAACAGAATTTGGCAACCCTCGACCGTACCAGAAGCGCCGTATTTCGAACCAGAAGCCGCACCTACCGTGTTAGGGACGTGGCGGAACTCGTGGAACATAATGCCGTCGATCTTGATAGTCGAACCAGTGAACAAAGGGTTGTCATCACCGCGATTTTGTGCGTGACGGACGTTCAGGATGAACGTAGGATCAAGCTTCAATCGGGCCATGGCTTGTGGCGTCAGGAACGCGTGGAAAGTCTCTTCACCACCAGCGGTTTTAACACCACGGATGTATTGATCCTTAGCAGCGGCCTTCAGCGATACGAACAGTTCGTAGCTTGGGTAGTCCGTAGCTGCTACGGCGGTCGTTACGGCAGACGAGGTCAAGACCTTCGTAGTTTGGTTCCACTGCATACGACGCAAGGATGTAGGGGCAGCGACGTCAGCAGCGAACTCGAGGAACGGAAGGTCCGAACCGGTACGAGCAGCGCCGTTAGGCTTCAACGAGTACGACACACCGGCCATCGTGAGGAAGGCAAGTTGATCAATACGGTCTGCTAGCCAGTAGGCAAGAACGTCGCGGCTATTTTCGCGGAATTCAACGACGGACTTTTGGTCAGCCATTTTACCTTCGTGACGGTTGGCGTGACGCAACTGGTCAATACGGATCACTTGATCGTACGCCTTCATTGCCTCTTCGTTACCCTCGAGGGTACGATCACCAGCCACGCCATCGCCTTCGAGGTCGGCAAGCAAAGTAATAACGGCTCGGGCGCCTTTTTCCGATTTTTTCAGTTCAGTGATGTGCTGAACCATCGAGTTGGCATCCTTACCCAGGAATTTGTTGACGAAGCTATAGTTGCGTGCTTGCTTCCATAGATCCATCGACCAGATGGTTTTCTGCTCGGTCGTGAGCAGACTAAAGTTTGTATTAGCCACGTAGGGCCTCCTTAAAAAGTTTTAATCGAATCGTTGTGCCGGATTGTCGCGTGGCTCGCGGAAACGCTTTTTAGGAGGTCGTAGCTCCGTATGCCTATCGAGTCATACTATCGAGGAACGAATGCTAGCACACTCGTTCCTCGTTGTCAAATCAACCTGGTAGGTTAGCGCCAAGCAAGCGGGCCATCCCGTAGTGCTGCTTGTGCGCTACAGCTTCATCAACCAAGTTGGCGTGTTGCCATACGTACGTGCCTGGGTTTACA